TCGGTCGAGTTCGCCACCTGCACGACGCCGCTGCCAGACGCGATGGTTGCCACGTAGAACAGCTCGTACACGTCGCCCTTTCCGCTTGACGCCGGCAGGGTGATGGTGAAGCCCGTGGTGTTGTTCACGTTGACGATGTTGTCGCCGTGCGTGACGCGGTTCAGCGTCGTTGCAGCGGTGATGGTAACCGGCTGGTTCTTGTAAGACATTTTCAGTGCTCCTTAGGTGCTGGAGGTCAGGCCGAAGATGTCAGCGATGACACCGTGAGCAGCTTCGTTGTTGACCAGCAGGCTGTATTCGGTGATCAGAACGCGCTTTTCGGCGTCGCCCGTCTTCGCCGGCTTCTCCAGGCTGATGTCGTCAAACACACCGAGAGAAACCATGCGCGGGTCGATCAGGAAGGCGTTGCGGGCAACAGTCGCACCCGCCCGAGCCATCTGGCGGTTCGGAACGACCGAAACCGGCCCGAAGTCGGACATGTACATATCCGCCGCGGCAACGATCGTGGTCTGGCCGCTCTTCGGAGTCTCGTAACGCTGGTTCGCAACGTTCGTATCCGACATGAAGGTCGAGAAGACCGTCTTGGCGTAGGGCGAAACCATCAGCGTCTTGGGAACGCCACCAGCGTTGTAGGTGGAGAGGATGGTCGCATCCAAAAGCGCCTTGGTCATCGCGCGCTGGGTGCCGTTGGTGGCCGCATCAACGACGCTGGTGCTGCTGTTGAAACCGCCCGAAGCGCCGCCACCGCCGCCAATGCTGTCATTGGTCGCCAGCCACGCACGGAAGCCGCCAAGCTTACGGTTGGTCGCGCCGTTGCCCGAACCCGCGGTCGATGCCTGGTTCGAAAGCACGATGCCTTCCATGTCGCAACGCAGTTCGACGCCCTTCTTGGCGATCTCGCGGGCCAGCTCCGACTTGCGGCCGGCCTTCGAGGTCTTGTCCTGGGTGCGCGCGATGACGATGCGCTTGTCCGAGATCTGCGTGTAGTTGCCTACGCGGGTGGTCGGGGCGACCGCATCATAGGTCCAGTCGTTACCTTCCGGCTGGTTGTTGTTCAGGTCGATAGCGCCGAGCGTGTCGATCTGCCACTCGGGGTGGACAGACGCGACGGGCTTGCGGCCGATCAGCGACAGGAACGGGGTTTCTTCTGGGGTAATCTGGTAGATCTTGTCTGCCAGCTCTTCGCGGTTACCTACCGCGTCGTAGGTTTCATAAGTGTTGGCAACCTGTGCCATTGTGTGTCTCCGTTAAAGATCAAGGTCCATGAGGGAGCGCACGCCGGCATCGAAATCGCCGGTCTTGCGCAACTGCTCGCTTCTCACCTGACTTTCGCGGGATGTTTTCGCCTTCGGGTCCATGCGCTTCTTGCCCGTCAGAACGGGCTTCGACTGCACGGCTTGTTTGACGGCTGGGAGATTCTTGCGTGCCCGTCGATACGCCGCCAAATCGCGGAATATCGCGTAGGTACGATGGTCAACGGATTGGTCCATCTCCTCCTGGGAGTAACCGTATTCCGCCATCGTCTCGACAGCATCGGCCCAGAACTTCTTGTAGACCTCGGGCTTCTTCAGCTCCGGCATGGCCTCGACAAGCAGTTTGGCCTCTCTGTCGCGCAAATCTTTCTGCTGCTGCTGTTGCTCCTGCGTCAGCCGGGCCTGTTCGCCCTTCGCCGCGTTCTGCAACTCATTCAGCATTCCAACCTTGGCTTCGTAGTCCTCCTTCGCTGCCATGTAACTGAGCGGGTCAAACCTCGGAGAGGTCTGATCCATCAATGCCCGGTCTGGCGGCTGTGGAACGAACTGCTGAGCTACCTGAAGGATGTAATCCCGCTGCGCCTGTAAGGTGCGAGCGTGTTGTTCATATTCGGCCTTCTGGGAGGCCAAGGATTTACGTTCCTCGGCGTTTTCCTGAGAGCCGCGTGTGAACGAAGCTTGTGAGAGATAGCCCCGCTTGAGGTCTTGAACGGAGATCACTGATCCGTCTTTCAGACGTACATTCGCGGTATCGGCCGCGAACTTGCCTGACTCGTAACCGGGTCCGTCCTTGTCCTCTTCGGACTCTTCCTCTGTTGCTTCCTCGGATGCTTCGGGCTCTTCGCCTTCGGCTACTTCCTCGGTCGCCTCTTCTTGGCCCTGATCTTCTTCCTGGAGGTCCGTTTCCGGGTCCGTCAAAACATCAGTAAGTGCGTCAACTCCGTCATCAAAAGACAACGGGGCGTCGTTACCAGCGGCCGGGGCCGGGTTGGTATCAGACATACAATTTCCTTTGGTTTGTTCCGGGAGTCCTAAGCGAAGGAGCCGGGTTCTTCCTGCACGTCTGCCGCCATGATGTAGCGGTCCAGCACGTTGCGGATTTCGTCCACCACGGCGACCTTCTGTTGAAGACGCACAATGGCTGCATAGTTGTCAGCATCAGCCGTCGCGAGCGCGTCGAGCGCTTCAGAGCGAATGTCATCCAATGCCTTGATGAATATCGGGTCGTTCTTGAGCCTGTCGGCTTCCTTGGCGAGGTGATCGCTCACTTCTGCTGACTCACGGCCATAACAGCGAACCTGTCAGCGTCACCATTTTTGGGCAGCCGAACGGTCCTAAACCTTTGATAGCCGAAGCCGTAAAGCACCTTCATCGCATGATTTATCTTGCGGTCACGGGCGTTGTCTCCCGAGATTGCCCGCTCGAAGTTACCCACTTGCACAATACAGTGAGCTAGAATCATGCGTAGAACCCATGCGCTACGACGGTATTGTTCGTTCCGCCAGTACCGCTCGCCGGGCACGTCACCACAATCGCCGTATTGATTGCAGAAGCCGGCAGCGGCGGATCAAAGGCGACGATCAGCGGCGTATTCGCCACTAGGGCGCCCGATGCGAACGAATAGGTGTAACTGCGGGTACCGCCAAGCAGCCCGGCAACAGTCACCGTGACCGGCAGCGCCGTAGTCGCGCCCGAGCCAGTCACCTCAAACCCCGAGATGTAGACCGTAGTCGTCGCAGTGCCCGTCAGCGTAGCTGCGGCCGAGGCATTCGCCACGTTGCCGGAGCCCGCAATAAGCGGCGTGGTGTTCGGGTAAACAAATGCGGACGCTGTTCCCATATCTATTCTCCGCTGGCGGGCTTGGCAGCCGCCGCTTCCATCTTCTGTTCGTGGGCCTGTTGACCCTGAATTGCCTTGAAGGCACCCGCCTCCATCGCCTGACGATGCTGTTCGGCCTGCTGCGCCATCTGCTGCTGTGCAAGCTCACGCTTTAGCTCGAGCTCAGCCATCTTCAGTTCACGCTGAAGCTGGAACTCAAGCAGCGCCATTTCCTTGTCGAACTCGAATTTCTGCTGAGCCTGGATCATCTCAGCCTGTGTCTTCTTGTCCTGCGCCTGAATGTCAGCCTGCATCTGCACGGCCTCGATCTGCGCCTTCCGCTCGTCCGCCTGCTGGTCAAGCTGGGCCTGCTGCTGCCCCAACTGAAGCTGGGTCTGCGCCTTGACCTGTTCCTTTTGCATCTCAGGATCGGGCCGGTTGGCCGCTTCCTGCTTCATCTGCTCAAGCATCTCGGGCTTGATATCCAGATAGAACTGATCCGGGTTCTTGATCCCCGCGCTTTCCGCAAGCTTGATCGCGGTCAGGTTGATCTTCGGCACCATCTCAAGCGCCTGCGCTGAGAAGCCCGCAGCGCCAAGCCGGTCCGTCATCGCGATCTGGACGTTGAGGATCTGGTTCAGCATAGCCATGTCGCGGTCACGCGAACCCGTCCCGAGCCCGATGTTGATCGTGGCGTCCATGTTTGAGTTCCACGAACGCGGGTCCATCTCAACCCAGGTATCGCGGAGTCGGATTGTCCTCGGCCGGTCCTGATGCTTGACGATCAGCTTGAGGATCTGGTTGAAAACTCGCTTCCAGCCCAATTCGGCCATGTTGCGCGCGATCAACTCGATCTGCGAATACGCCGAGTCCTTCTGGTTCTGGCTGGCCGTCGCGGTTTGGTTCTGCAGCGCCTCGGGATCAAGCGCCATTGTCGAACGCGAAACGCCCGTGCGCATTTCTCGCACCTGGTCGAAGTGCTGCAGCGCCAACAGCGCCTTGTCGCCGATATAAGGGATCGGCAAAGGCGTCGGGGGCGTAGTTGTGCCCTTCTTGCCCCAAACCGTGCCGCCAAAGCGAGGATTGCGGAGCGCGTCGGGGTTTTCAACCGAACCAGATTCGGCCCACGTCATCGGGTTATTCACCCAATACGTATTGTCGAGAAACTGGCGCGTGATAACCGTCTTTACGCGCTGAATGTCCGCGGTGTCATCTGCGACCGATCGGGCGTCCCAACGATGAGGAACCGGCTCGCAGGGAATGTCGGAGAACGGATAATCGTCCTCCCAGACTTCCCAATCCAGCAATTCGCCAGTCCCGCTAGCGCCGGCATAAAATGCTCGAACGGTCTCGGCTACACCATCGCCGTCAACGTCCACCTTGATGTAGCATTCAAACAACTCAACGAAGGCCATTGAGTCGTCGCCGACGTTATTGATGAACGCCGTGCTGTTCTGATTTCTGGCCAGATCCTCTTCCCGCATGGAAGAGAAGCGATCGACAGGCAGGCTATCTACCAGCGCCTTATCAAACCCCATCTCAATGAGGTCTGATTTCGTTACGTCCTCAGGGTGTGCGCAGAACCTGGCATCCTCAATGCAGGTCGCCTCCCGATTGAGCAACAGCTTCTTGATGCACTTGACCCGCACTCGACCTGAGCGAACAACCCGCTTGACCTTCACATCGAAGGTCTGCAGCGGGAACGGCATCATCTCGCCAGTCGGCCCCGGCACCATGATAATCTGCGGCTCGCCGGGCTTCTGAGCGACGATCTCGACCTGTTCATTGTCCTGCTGCAGGACCGCAATCTGCTCCTCGGTGAGACCGGAATGCTCAGAGTATTCGCACTCTTCCTTCTTGTCCCACCAATGCTTGATCAGGCCATTGCCCAACGCCAAAGAGTCGTGCGTCCCGTCCCACAGGATGCGATATCCGGGGTTGTCTCGCATGAACACGAAGTTGGCGTACTCACTGGCCTGCTTGGAGAAAGCCTCATCACCAGGCTTCTCAGGCTCGTAGGAGACCATTGTATCCGAAGCAGTGAACACGCGAATGATGCCAGGCAGCATCCAGCCAATGGTGTCCGCCACGTCCATCGAGACAACTTTGGACCGACCCTCCATGGCCGGCGTGTCCCTCATTTCGCCGCGCAGATACTCAAGGTTCTTGGCATGACGTTGCGCAAGCTCGGTATCGTCGTACATCTGAGATGAACTGATCTCTTGG